CTCGAACTTTAAAGCCATCTTGCCCAGATACACGAAGTTCCGTATCCCCTTTTCTTGGCTCCCTAAATGTAAGTGGCGCATAAGGTTGCTCCGCCAGTGCATGGACAATAGCAGATAATATCGCTTCAAGGGTACTGCTATTAATAAGAACGTTCTTACCTTGAAGTGCTGAAACAACACCTGATAAGTTAGGCATCTTCGCTTTTAAGGATTCCAACCACTCCTCCTCGGTTCCTACGAATCCATGTGCTAAAGCAATTTCATAAGCACTTTTCCCATTATCGCCTACCATGGTTGCTTTTACTTCCGCCTCTACTTTAATCGGACCTTCAATTCTTACTGGTAACGCTTCATTTTGCATAATACATTCCTCCTCTAATCATGCATGGCCACATCCTGAATTATATTGACTACCCCCATACCCAGTTTGTAATATCGGCTAGGCTCCGATTCCTTATATGCAAAAGCATCATACACATGCTCACCAAAGGACTCAATTTCTAGGGTATCCTTTCCGGAAATATTGAATGTCGCAATCTTCCCAGATGCTACCCCTTGCACTTTAATAACAAGTGGACCGCTTGCTCGCTTTCGTATGGCGAATACTGACTTGAACCCGGTCAAATCTACATTGTCATCTTGGACTGCGTAGACTATCCCAAAATCCTCGCCAATATTGAGGTCTATATCTTTTACATTCATTACTTATCATCTCCCTTAATTGAATGGAATCGTACCTTGTTTATTGTACCCGGTCACATCGACTACCAAATACTGAGATGTGGTTTTACCCGAGCAACCTACAGGATATGTGGTGACTGTATTCCAATCAATGAACTGATACGATTTCAGCGATACGGTACTCTCATCGTGAAATCTGAACGTTTGCCACACTCGCCCCGTGTGTGACTTTTTATCTCCATTATTAATATTAGGCCCCCAAACGGATGCATCGATTACGGACATGGGTATAATCGCAACCTTGACGCCATAAGCCTTTGGATCCAGAGCCATGTTGGTAAAAGTATCCGGAACGTAGTTCGATAACTGGTTATACCAATCGTGCGCGTAATGATCGATTATGCGTAGATACCTGATGCGGCTATCATATATCACATCATTCTGCAGATTGTAATCTGCTGCCCAGGATGCTTTATAGTACTTGTGACGGCCAAGCACTTGCAATGCCATATTAGGCTTACTACTCCCTACCTTGTCAACAAATCGAACACGAGGTGTATCTGCATTAGCTGCAACGTCCTCGAAGTACCCAAAGCAATAGAACTTGATGCCAGCTTTTACTTCAGCAACCATTGCTTGTGTTACCTTTTCACCTGGTTTAACCACATCCACTACCAGCACCATTAATCGTTCACGACGTTTATGAACCCACTGAGCTGCGAATTCATATCCTTGTGGAACTGATACTGCTATAAGAGGTGCGTCACCATGATATACATAATTAGTGACATAAAAGACCTGAATTACATTAGCTTCCCCAGCAATATATCCATATTGGTATTTATTGGTAGGCACCATCATAGGTGTATAAGCTACAGGCTTGAGCGGGATTTGAACCGTTGGCGTTATCCCCCTCATCGCCCCGGTGTAAAGAACTGCCTCTTTTTGCTTAGGGAAGCTAAGATACACTAGATTGTCATAGGTATCGTTTATAATCGTGACGCCATCTTTATTCTGGATGTTAATAAATTCCATACGCCAGCCACCCTTCATACGTAAGATCCTTAAATTGACGATTGATATTATATTCATCCTGGGACACTGCAAAATAATATGTTATGACATTGTCCCTAACCTCTGCCACTAAGTACTGCCCCATGGCTGCAGCCCAGACATGCTGCCCAGGTTGCAATCCATTCACAGTAATTTGTTGGCGTCGATTTGGGATGTCAGATACATACATCCGCCCCTCGATACGCGTGAGTCTTTCCTTGAGATTTAGTATGATATTGCCGTTAGCATCATAAGCTAGTATATGCGGTTCCATAATACCTCCTACCAGCACCCAAGCTTAATCCGAGGGTTATTATCATCATCAAAACCTGTAATAAGATTATCTTGAATCTCAACACGAGCACCGGTCTCTCTCGAACGAAGTAACCCAATTGTACTGGACACCGCCGCTAAATTTTCAACATGTAATTTATCGGCAGTGACTGCGTTGGCCTGAATCATCTTATTAACAATGACATTATCATCGAACTTAGTCGCTCCAGTGATGTGAATCAATTTCCCCGCAATGTATACACCGGACTGACTGAGGTTAATGCGAGACACCAACTCACCACCATCAATCTCGCCAATACTTTTTTTAACTTGTAAATCGATGCTACCAGCTAACTCAGTAATGCGAGATTCCGTATGTGACGCCAAATTCGTAATTCTTCTAGTGGTCTCTTCAGAATTCTTATTGAATTTCTTATCAAGTTCCTTAATTCGTTCATCAACTTTATTCAGCCCAAGAGACTCAAGGTCTAGCAAGCTCGCATCAATTTGTGTCTTAATCACGACTTGCTTCTCGTTAACGAATCCATCTCCGAACACATCAACAAACGAGCAACGTATCCGGTATATTCCGGCAGAGTTCGAATATGTCAGCATGGTGCTAGTAGTTTCAAAATCATCGGTGCGTTCATCTCCGATCACGTGGCATCTGATTGCATATGCTTGTGCGGGCTTAGTTGAGAAATAAAGATTGAATCCCCCTAACTGGCTTTTTACTACAAACTCAGGCGCGGACAACTGCGGAACGTTATACTCGTATGTTGCTGCAGTCGAGTATTTTCCCAACGTGCTTCGAGCATATAAATAAACAGTATCCGCTCGTTTAGATAGAGTAAGTACAGCAGATGTACCTTTAACTCTTGCCAATAAAGCATTCGTATCTTTACCAGGATTATTATCGGTACGTAATTCGTAATAGTCGACGTCAGCATTCAGCACCTCATCCCATGATGCGGTGGCATTTCTGCCGAAAGTAATACCGAAATTGCTAGGCATGTCAGGTATCGCATCCATCGGTTTTACTATCACATCAACCATTTGGGCTGTTTCTGCTCGGTTGCCAAATCGGTCAACCGAGATTGCTTTGATTCGATACTCCTCACCTGGGCCTAAAGATTTGATAATAACCTGACTATTACTACTGCCAGCATACTGCCATTCTTGCCCCGTTACAGGTTTTCCACTTTTCGATTTTAAGAGATACCAAACCTCCGCCACATCGAAATTGGCAGGATTACTAGGCGGGTCAAATAGCACTTGTAAGTCATAGTAAACACTTTTATCTGCAGTCTGATTGTATCGACTGAGTACGTGCAAATTTTGCACATCCTCCGGTGCTTGCATTTTAGGTATAGCTATGGATTTTATCACGCCAGTAGTCAGCTGGCCTAACTCATTAATTGCCTGCACGCGTACTTCATAGTTCGCGCCTAGCAGCACATCGGATATTGTGGTAGCGTTTGTGGATGCTGGGTAGTTTCCAACATATGTCCACGTATCGCTCTTTACATTTCGGTAATTCACGACTACATTTGAGACTTTTCCATCGCGAGGTAACTGCCATGTTACACCTATACGTGAGTACATGATGCCGTTAGCACCATAGACATCGCTCACTAACCCTACTGATTGAATATCAGATGCACCGTGATTCGTATAATCAATACTTGGCACCGTGCCATCATCTGATACATAGAGTTCTGGATAGTATTCCATGCATTGGATCTTACGAGTCATTTCTGATAGTGTCTTGGTAATAGCCAACACACGAAATGGCTTAGCCGATTTAGAGACCTCTCCGAATGCATATACCGCATCAGGCTGCACCGGTATAGCCTCTTTAACAATCACATTGAGACCTGATACATTTACTACGTTAAACGTAGAGACGATATCCGTAGAGTTGCTACGAATTAGCAACTGATAATTCTTCCCTGGTTGTACCGACACTTCCTTGTCAAGTGTAATCGTCTGGCCACTTACCGCAACCACACGACCGCCCTCGCCCCATTCGGGTATGTCGTGCTGAATTAGAATGATATCTCCTACCGTGCACGCTATGGCATCCGTAAACGCCTCTATCGTCACAGTACGTATTTCATATTTATTGCATCGCAAGAAATGCTTACCGTGTTTATAGGCCTGCTCAAGGCTAGTACACCCCATGAGTTCAACTTGTGCCGGATTTGTTAGCGTATCCGACTCGTCGTAAGTATCCCCATATACTGGAATGACGTCTCGCTCATAATCCTTATCCTTGTTAAGGAACGATATTTCAACAGAGTTAGCCCTAGCCTCCACACCTTGAAACTCTTCATTAAAGCTGCCGTGTTTTATATTAGCTACAGTAAACAACTGTACCGGTGTAGATTGGTAATCACTAACACATGTGAACCTGGTTCCTACAGGAATTACTTTCCCTCGACCTACTGCTTCTGGATACTTTAACGCATCCCATAATCGCATAGCGGTGTCGTATATATAGTTGAATGTAAACCCATTTGTTTTGCACTTATCTGCCCATGCCTTAAATGCGTTATAGTCAAGGCGCATATGGGGCTGCCCGAATACAATATATTCACCGCCAATCTTACGGCAGATGTGGATTAAATCATAAGCAGCCCAAGCCGGGTTATCAGCTGGTTGAGCTTCGTACTTATTGATATACGGATTGAACACATACACCTCTGAACGCTCTTGAATCCATGTCACTTTTGGATCGGTACCGCTTAGCTGAGATGTAGCCAAGGCCTTAATTCCAATGAGGGCTTTCCCCGGATGCACAAAATCGTCATAAATAATTTGGGTTAGCTGCACCCAGTAGACCTTATTGACATGGCGCAGGCTTTTCCCATCTTTCGCACTGCAGCGCATACGGATTTCATAACGCGCCTTTTCAAGATTGTCAAAGCGAAATACACGATAAAACGCATTATTTGTCGCCTCTTCAATTCGTCCTGTGTAATCAGATGTATTTGTCACGCTATTATCTGACTTAATAAAGTTCCACGCATCCCGACGCTTAATGTGACCGGCCATGCCTTTTTGATTTGCTAAAGGTAATGCCTGCCAGGACTCATCGCCTACCTTACGGATTTCTGCTTTCAACGTGACAGACGTACGGTCAGCGCCGCCGCTATCATTTGAATAATATAATCCGTTTGGGAATCCAACAGTTAACTCTATCGCGTCACACGCATCGCCTTGTACCTGTTGCGTATTCCATGATTCAGTCAATTCATAGTTTAGGGATTGATCCGCAAAGTTATCATTGAAATTTTGGATAACTGTTTGGTCATTTGTGCCCTTTCTGATATCCACCTGCACATCTTTATAATTACTGATTGGGTTAGCGTTTATACGAATATCTTCTATCTTTGATAACTCGCCCTCACCGGCACAGTATAAGAGATTAAGATATTGCTTTTCACCATCACTAATTACATGGCGGGATAATAATAACCCAGCGCTTTTCATTCGGCCATACGTAACGGCTAAAGGGTAACCTTGTCCGGTAACAGTTTCAGTACCTCCCCAGCCATATGTATTTGACTGTTCGGAATTCGAACGGTCAACCTTAGGGGCAGTTAACTTTGAAATGATAGCATTACCTATCATCCCTACCGCCATAGCAATTACTGACCGCCAAATTAAGCTTTGTATACCAAAGATAGCACCCGAAGCGATACCACCGGTAAATACAGCCATCCCGATTGATAGAAGAACACCAAAGAATTTACCCTCAACTCGGGGCATTACTACAATGTAGTCTTCATCGTTTACAACTGTATCAGGCGCTGCTTCATGTCCATTTACTGAGTACGCCCATTCACCAGGTGCACTGAAGTAATAGCTGATAGACTTGCCCTGTTTAAATGGCAAATATTTTGTATCCCGTTGCTCTGGCTTGAACGGATTATTTACAATAATTACGTTAACCATCTGCTACTCCTTCCTTTCATAAATGTGCTTCAATCGAGGCACATACTTTGATATGTGCTCTATACAGGTGCCGCTGTGTTCAGTAGCGTGTATAAATTTACCTTCACCAAGATAAACCCCTACATGATCGAGATTTTTACCATACAGCGCAAATACCAAAACACTCCCTGGCATTGGCTCACGAACCTCGCGCCATTCATCCATTTGGATTTGGGTATATTCGGGTAGTGATATTCCACTACGCCGATATACCTCAACAACTACATCCCAGCATTTCATTTCCGAGAATGGGGTACCTATCATATCAGTCAAATCACTTATTGGATGCATATAGTCCTCCTTGCGGAATAGTAGGTTCTCCTCCAAATCGAGTACTGTTCCCCAATTCACGACATCGCGCTAGGGTTTTATTGCATTGATTTTCGTGACCCTTATATCCACACTGAACCCCTTTAAATTTGAACGGACAGAAATCCTTCATCACACGGATTAATGGGAAGCGTCGAGTAAAGCTAAAGTCAGTACCCAGTGTAAACTCCATCCATTCTGCGTTTGCATGAGTTCCCGTAATTACGAAATGCTCCTCTTGCTCGCACACATCAGGTATGTTCGTATTCACTACACGAATGATGACATTGGCTCCAGTGAATCCATTATTAGACTCTGCCATACGCTGGATTGTCCGAGTAACGTTAGATACAGATAACTTAATATTAGGCAAATCCGTTGCGTTCTCGGTGACATCTTGAATGGTAAATGGAAATGCGATATAGGTATTGCCTTGAAATTGGATATTCTCCGTATTGTATACCAATCGAATCGTATCCCCTTTATAGGATATTTCTAACAGCATTAACCACACACCTGTGGCCGATATTTGGTTTTTCTCTAAAATCGATGCCGTTGAGAGCGGTAACATGTTATACCTCCTGTAATTTCACGGTTCCCATCCACACTCCGTAATCATTCGCCGCAAAGTCTAACTGATCAGCAAATCGTACATTTAGTGTTTCCCGTGTTTCCGGATGAACCCAAGCAAATATACCAGAGCAGTTGACTTCATCGAAGAATGACCGAAGTTTATAATAATCAGCTGTTGGTAACTTGTACCCTACGGAATATGTCCGCCGAGTCTTTGTCGTCTTTTTCCTGGTGATTAGCGTCATGTTTTCAACTTGGCCTTTATACGAAATATCTGGAGTAGTCTCCTGAATTGGGTATATCGGCCATCGAATATCTGGAAATACTGCCATAGTTATACTGCGGATGCCTTGATGGCGTCACGCATACCTCCTTTGTTTGATTCCATAGCACGAACTACTACATCGATAACATAATTCTCACCATCAAACCGAGAGTTCTGTTGCTTGCTTTCGAGTTCTTGGCCAGACTGATTAACAATGTTAACAACTACATTGTTGCTTGTAGCGCCGCCCATTAATCTACGGGTTTCGCTTGCTGTGTAAATACGATGGGATCCAGAGGACTGTAATAGTTCAGGTCCGTTTTCACCAACCAACATAAGTCCTGGATTCGTTTTTCCTCCGGCAGCGAATCGATTACCGGTAAATGCAGAACTAAACGAACCACCACCAGCAAAGGACGATGTCCCTTTTGCAGCACCTAGTGAGCCAATACCACTTACTGCACCACCAAATAATCCTTGCAACTTAGGCATGATGTATTGTTGGAACGTTAACTGAATCATCATCTTAATAATGGCATTTGTCATATCCTTGAATATGTCCTTAATGCCTTTACTGAATGACTTCGTTCCTGTTGCCATAGCCTCGAGATTATTTGTCCATGCTGAATTGATAGAGCTCATCGTACTATCAAAAGTAGACTTTGCTAAATCAGCATAATTGGTAGTCTCTTGCTTATACTGGCGAGCGGCTTCTTGTAGGCTCGTTTTCAGACTGCGACCGGCAAGTTCCCATAGCTTCTGCTGGGACTCTAACAGGTTCTTTTCAATCTGCAGCCTTTGAGTAGCCGTTAACTGGGCCTCATTCACTTCACTCCGTGCATAGTCAATATAGGTCTTTAACTCTTCAGCAAGTAGTGCGTCCGCATCACTACGAGACAATCGACCAAGCGCAACCATATTGGTTAAGTGGTCAACGGTTTCACTCGTTTGCGTGTACGCCAACTCTCTGATTTTCTGCTCAGTATCAGACGCCACTTTTAGTCGCTCTGCTTGAGCTTTCTTTTCAGCGAGTTCCTTATCGCCTACGGCTTTTGTATACTCACGAACGTTATCGTCAATCTGCGCCTTTTGTGCTTCAGCTTCCGCTTTGAGTAATTGCAATCGGTCGCCGGTGCGTTCAAGATCGAGTTTCTTAATATCCTCGTTCATCTTGCGAACGCGGATAGTCTGATTTCGTTGTGCTTCAGCTAATCGCTTTTGGTACAACTCTTCATTCTTAGCACGAACGGAAGCAGTTAGGTCAGACTCAGCTAGTTTCTTAGCATTTTCTGCACTGCCGACAGAATCAGCAGTGGCGCTTGATGCAGCACCTGCATACTTAGCTGTGTCAATATATCCAGTGATAGCACCGAAATCTGCGGTAACAGATGGCTTAGCGACCACTCCATTTGTATTAGCACCAGTATAGCCTCCGTTCCCGTCACTAATAACAATGTGTTCATCACCAAGTACAACCACACCATCGCCGGCTTTAGGAATGTATCCGTCACCTTCTGGGTGCCAAGCCCCTACAGCAGCAGCCGCTTGCCATAGCTTATCGACTCGACGGGGTACGTCTGCCCCTAGTGACTGCTTAACCGCATCAGAGAATAGCTTTCCGCAATCTGTTGCCCAGGTACCATCTGCTCCTAGCTTGTATGCCTTGCCTAATTGCTCATTAGCTGCGTCTAGTACACCTGCGGCTTGTCCTATAGCACCACTATTCACGCCTGAAACAGAGCGAATAATATCACGAATATTTTTTTCGTTTGACTCAAACTGGTTCTTAGCAGTTAGCTTATCAATTTCGTATTGACTGCCGTCAATTTGTAGGCTTTGTAAAGTAAGTGACCGATATAAATCGGCCATGCGTTCCACTGCACTCGTCAACTTTTCAGCCGCTTGTTGGGCTTTCTTAGCTGCCTGCTCTTGGGCTTTGGCCGCTTTAGCTGCCTCTTCATTCGCCTTATTAATAGCCTCGGTATTCGTTAATCCGCCATTAGCAAGGTCGTCTAGCTTATCCTGCATTTCCTTCTGTGCGGCTTCAGCTTTTTTTTGAGACTCTTCTAAATCAGCTTTAGCTTTTTTAGCAGCCTCAATTTCTTTTATCTCTTGCGCAGTTGCCGCACGTGGAGAAGGAAAGAGTATTCCGTCATCAACTATATATTTTGCGTCTCTGAGCTTATTCTTAACACGGCGCCCCCTATGTGTGATGATATCCTTATCTCTACCTGCCACACCGTTTCTGCCACCTTCGTACGCCTTGTATCCAGCAGATGTAGTGACTCCAGTATCATACTTTGCCGATTTTGCGGTCCATGCATAATTTATTAACGCCTTTCCCGCCAATCCTATTGCGGCAGCTAACGCCACCCAAGGACCTGCCGCCGCAATTGTGGCTAACTTCATAAAGCCCAATGCGGTTGTCGCCGATCGGAT